CTAAAAAAAAATGCTGTGTTAGTAACAGTTAGTAAAATACTTTTTTGGCCTCGGCCCCTTTAGGGGGTCGGGGCTTTTTTTTATGCAAATTTTTCGATTTGATTTTTTAGCCTAAAGTTAATCCTCTTCTAAAATATCTTTTATTCGTTGACCTAATTCTCTTCTCGGAATAGTAGGGTCATTAACTATTTCTAAAATTCTTTGGTGAACTCTAATTATTTCAGGGTTATTATGCTTACGACCTGCACGAACATAATGTTCTCGATTGTATTTTAGAATGCTCTCCCAACTCATTTCTTTTCACCAGTGACGAAATCTTTCTTTGTTTTCTTCTCGACCTCATCTACTACCTTTGATTGTTCATCAAACCAAGCGTCTAAATAATTACAGCGAGTCATAACTATTCCTCTTTTTCGTCACCCATCTTACGGATAGGCTTAAGTTTAATAATCGTTTCCTTATGTTTTTCAACAATATGTTGGTGTTCCTGTGCCGCAGTAAGCAGGGCGTGTTCGTGCTTCTGTTGAATCTTTTCTAAGTCAATCAAGTGTTGCTTCTTTAGTGCATCACGGTCACGCTCATGTTCCATTTCAACGCCCATGTTATCAATCTCAATAGTCTGTTCCGATTCCCACATACGCAAAACTGTTGAAAGGGCAGGTGCGGCAGTTCCTCCGATAATTGCGATAAGAGCAATAAACCCATCAAGATTATTTAATACAACATCGGGCTTCAAAATACCCATAGCCACTACTGAACCTGCGGCAAGAAGCCATAGATAAATTGCTGGCAACACTGTTCGCTTTACCATTCGGTCATTAAATGTATCTTTATTTTTATTCATTTTATTCATCTCCCAATACTTGGTGAACCCCTTCAAGGCCTATTCTAAAATCTCTACCCACACCGTGAAAGTTAAATCTATCATCCTTTTTTGCGGCTACTTTTACTGGACCCGATGAAGGAACACTTGACAAGTTTCTTTCATTCATAAAAGAAATAAACTCGTTAGGTTTTACAGGCGATTGTACCATTTCAATAAACTCAACCAACAAATCTAAATGTTTTGGTCTAACCTTTACACCTTTTAGAATCGTTTCCCATGTCATAGTAATTGCACTCCTGTTAAATATGTAAGTCCGATTGCGGCAAGAATAAAAACCCCTTTTCGCAACATAGCCATATCTTTTTCCATGTGAAATAAGTGGTTTGTTTCAATTGTGTGAACTCGTGTGTCAATGTCGTTCACTTTAGAGACAAGCCAATTAATCTTACCTTCCGAATCTCTTTCAAGAACCTCATCTAAATCTGACATGGCTACCACTATTATAAACGAATCATCAACGACTATTTAATATTTTTCTATTATCATGGAGAGATTAATTGTAAATCCCAATTTCTTGTAGTCGTTCCCGCAGAATTAGTAACTTCAAGAGTTAAAAGATATAGTGCATCATTCCCCGGTTGCGCTCCTGAATTAATTGAAAACACTGGGTCGAAACCTGCGGAAGTGCCACTTGTCGGAGAAACACTGGTAACTAAACCTGCCATATTCATAATCGGTGTTACAGACCAAGCAATAGAAGTCCCAACACCAGTCCATGCTCCGTTCAAACCAATAGTTATTACATCACCCGCAGAAACCATAAGAGGGTTTAATAGCGTATTATTATGCGTTGCCACACCTCCTATTGTTTGAGTGAACCTACTATTACCACTACCCGATGAACCTGCCCCAGCATCATCTTCGGAATAAATATCTGTAACTAGAGAAACAGAAGCAACTCCAAAAGCATAAGAATTAATAATAATAGTTCCCATAGTATCATGTCCTATATCCATAAAGTGTAACCTTTAAACCTTTACCGGCTGTTGAAGAACCTACTTGGTTTATATCAAAAGTAATTAAAGCATCATCGGCTAAGGCAGGGCCAGCCCCTCCAATTACTGCGGCAGATGCGGCTGTCGAAGAAGTTAATTCGCTTGCGTCAATTGAAAGTTTAGTAGTTAAAATTGTAGAACCTGCTTCATTAATATCAACAATAATCGTTGAACCCACAGGGGCCGTATTTACAGTCGCCTTAACTGATGTTAATGTCATAGCAAAAGGCATATTAAAAGTAGCCTTCGAAGTTCCAGTTGCTAAGTCAGTGCTTTCATCCGACAGGGAAACAATAAATACTTCTTCGGTTAACTTAATATCATTACCAGCATCGTTAGTGAAATACAAATTATTAGGAACATCTTCCTTAACCCATAGTTGTCCATAAGTTGCTAAATCAGCAGTAGCCGCTGGTCTTTCTTTTATCATCATTGAACCTTCAAGAGATAATTTAGCAGTATGGGCCGCTGTGGGAGTAATGCCAATACCAACTTTATCTTCTCCTGCATCTGCTACAATAAGTTCTTGGTCGTTATCACCTTCTACTCTAAAGTTAATGTCTGCGCCTCCTTCATTAAAAATAATTCCAGATGACCCACTAATTCTTAATTGTTCAACATGGTCAGTTCCCCCTTTAGAAACGGAAAATATAAATCTTCCGTCTTCTGTTCCTGCATCAGCATCTTCTGAATCAGCAAAAAAGGAAGCAAAGGTGTGAAGATTACCTGCGGAATCATCCGCCTTAAATTTAATATGACCTAAATCTCTCGAATCTGCACCTATCCCTGTACTTCTCCAAAATACAATTTCTGGTTCACTTGCATTTGTTCCTGTATTTTCTATTAAAATAGTAGGGCTAGTAGCCACACTGTCTTGAAGGTGAAGTATTTCGGTAGGTGTTGAAGTTCCAATACCAACATTACCACCATTAAATAAAGCGGCAATATTTGTATCAGCACCAGCAACTGCTACATCTAAACCAATATTTTTTAATGTCCCAGTATCATCAGCAGAGTTCACATCAATGTCTAAACCAGTCATAGTTACAGTTGCATTTGTATCATTTGTGGTAGAATCATCAACATCTATATGTAGCCCGCTAAGTGTATTGGTTTTTCCACCGCCAGTTGCTCCCGTTTTATCTACATTTAAAATCATTCCTGTAATCGAATGAGTTCCAGTTCCTGTTTGAGTAGTTTTGAAAGTGTGAGGTACAGAATCGCTTCCATCGGCAGGTGTTGAAGTAGAAACTAAATCAATAGCCGCACCAGTAGTTAATCCCGTTGAAGAATTTTTAATAGCAGTACCCGTAGTCAAGGCATTAGCAGTAATATCTAAAACAGTAGCAGTTGTATTTGCGGCATCAATACCTAAAGCAACTTTATCAACATCATCATTATCAACCTTAAGGGCTATTTGTCCACCTGATGAACCTTGTGTGACAACTAAATTACCTACAACATCAGTAGCAGACAAACCATTAACTTTAAAAGCGGCTGTGTCGGAATCGTTTCTAACCTCAAAACCAGTAGCAGAAGTATCAGTTCCCAATCTCATAACAATTTGGTCGTTAACATCTGTATTATCAAAAATTAAATCTCCAATAGTATTAGTAAAAGTAGTCCCCCCTGCGGCTGAAGTAGCAGTTAATGTATTTTTATAATAGGGCGTTGATTGTCCGTCGTCATAACCAAGTGATAAATCTTGGCGACGATTATTAAATGTATATAATTGAGTTTGATAACCAGCGGTATCATCGGTATCTGTTCCGGCAGGGACTTTAACCAAAGCAACGGGAATACAACCCACTGTTATATCTGAAACTAAAGCATTAGCCCCATCAAGAGTCCCCGGTACAATAAGAAGCGAGGGATTACCCCCATGATTAGGAACTAATACAACCCAATCATATTTATCATAATTAGCATCTCTTTGTTGAGAAGTATATGAAACTTCTAAATCTGTTTCATAAGTAACATGACGACCTAAATCTAAAAAGTGTATAGGTTGTTTAAGTCTATACCCCACATAGGAACCCGAATCATATATTTCAAATCCAGCATGTCCTATAATTTTTCTTCCCTGTCCAAATGACTCTAAAGCCTTTATAAGTCCACTGTGCATTTTATCTGTTTGGTCTACTAAACCGCTGGTTCCACCCAAAGTTGTTATTCCTTTTTGATTCGTCGTTGTTATCGTCATTAGTCCACTTCCACTGTTATAATAAATTCTATTTCATCGAGTGATGTTAATGGTCCAATACCATCATAATTAACTCTTAACAACATATTACCACCCGTTGATGCTGAAAAGATTCCTACTTCTTTGATAGTGTGTCCCACGAATGTAGAACCCTGAACCGTAAAAGAAAAATCTACCGAGGACTCACCACTTGAAACAGAAGTTACAGTACCCCTGTTTGCTAAAGGTGCATCTAATGAATTAGCATTAGGATTCGTAGAATCCCCACCCGTTCCTACTTCATAATGTGTGTATGTAGAAATTACATTTGCCTTTATTGTAGTCCTTGCTTGTTTTGTAATCATAGTCCCATCTCCGAATCTAAACCTAATCCCTTTAAAAATCCTAATGTTGAACCACTGCCAACACTCGATAGTGTTGTTTTAGTAATGCTGGCCCTAACCAATTTTACCTTCATCTCTTGTATATCAACATTAGGAGAGGTCACACTGGTATAAACTTTTTGCTTTGTCTTTCCTTGTAAATTGCGTGTTTCCGAAAGCAACATAGAAAATGTATTTGCTAAATCTCTATTATATTGTCCAAGTAGAATTTTGACAGGGTAGCCCATTTCTCTATTAACTTCTATCACCACATATTCTCCAGTAACGATGCCCTCAGAAGGGAAACTAACTGTAACAATTTGTCCCGATTCTAAGAAAGGAATTCTATTGCCAACTTCAATCTCAATCGCTTCTTGTAAATTTGTAAATAACTTTAATAATTTAATTGCTTTTTCTTGAACTTGTTTTGAATCTACAATTGAAAAGTCATAGACTTCCTTAATGTATTCTCTATTGCGTTTTTTAATATCTCTGTAATTAGAAGCAAAACCTCTAACTCCATCCCCATATAAAATTACTTTATTATATCTATCATACAAAGTTTTGTCCTTTTTAATACTGATGATAGAGTATTTATCATCATTTTCATCGAAAACAATATCTCTATAATCCTTTTCTTCTTCATCATTGGTGATAATTATTTCCTTTCCTGCTGTTTTTAATTTTAAACCCTTGAACGATAAAGCGTTATTAGAAGCGGTGAGAGCATTTTCTCCTGTATAGTTCGCTGCTAAATAATAGTTGTCAGTATTATCAGATTTATTATACGACAATCCAATCTTAGATAAAATATCATCAGCAATATCTTCCGCCTCTCTTACGACCTTAAACGGAGCGCAGATACCAATTGATTCAGGTGTGAACTTTGGACTTCTGTTGGTGGTAATAGTAAAAATACTACCGATAGAAGGTGTACCCTTCATCTCTATCATGTCAGCAAATGTCAAAATCTTATTGGAACTTACAAACATAGAAGTTTTTAGAGAATTAACCCCATCGGTTATATACACTGAATGTTCACTATCGGTAGAAAAACTATTCGCAAATGAAATATCGCTACTTGAACGGGGTATCAAATAGTTACCCCCTGTTCCATCAGGTTCAATCAATGTATATAGAGATTGAATACCTCCCTTTTCAATTCCCGCAGAATAATATCCATTTGATATTATATCTTTACCCCTTGTAGCCCTTGCTATTGGTACTTTTTTCGTCATTTCAGAAACGCCGGGTTTTTTAGTATAAAGGTATGAGGCCTTATTTAACAAAATTTCTTTCGGTGAAAAATCATAAGTACAAATTTGGTTAATCTTCATAAGAGATAAATTTCCACTTGGGGTTGAACTAGCATTATCTATTTTTAAATAATGCTTGAATGTTGTAGAATCTTTAGCAACAGTGTGGGG